AATATGCAGCACCATCAACTTCAACACATGCATTCTGTCCAGCAAGTCCACAGTTAGTTCCAACCTGTGCAAAAGCAAATGTAAATGGTTGACCAACAAAACGTTGAGTAAACAAGGCCGTGTCAGTCCAAACATAAATTGCATCCCTACCTCTGATTGCTCCTCTGATCTGTGATCCGTCGGCCAGTCTCTGTGTACCAGCTGTATTGGTTGCTGTAGGCACGTATGTATTTATATCCTCTTGATCTGAGAATCGTACAAACATATCATCTTGTGTTGATGTATCTCCAATAGTTGTTTCGGTACCAAAAAATACTAAGTGTCTATCAGGAGTAGATACTAACATATGACGTGATGCAGTTGGTGCACCAGATATAATACTAGCTCTAACTGTTTCTGCATTTGTTGCAGCAGAGTTCCATTCAAAAACAGCACTGT